TTTGTTCATCCCTATGTCCTAGATTATATTCCATTGGTTTGTCACAAGTAGCACATGTTTCTCTCCACATAAAATGTAGAAATCCACAGTGTGTACATCTTGTTCCCGAACCGATATTAAGTATATCACCTATATTTTTATTTCTATTACGCTGTTGAGAGGTAACACCTTTTAGCGGATGTTCGTTATCTGCTACAACGGCTGAATCAGTGTCTAATTTGACACCCTGTTTACTCGCTCTCACTAAATCGCTAAGGTCTAATTTTTGTAAATCAAACCCCATTTAACCACCTCAAGATGTGGTCACGAATATGTAGATGTTACCAAGTATTACATGCGGGTCTGCTGACACAGGGGTATTAGTACTAAACGCCGTTACAATTGCAGTTTGTATAGCGGTTCTTTTAGTAGAGTCGTTAAAGTCTGCCTGTGCAAACGGACCAAGTATTGTGCATGTTTTTGCCAACTAAATCACCGCCCTCAAGAACGGCGACCAATTGCTAAGAAAGTTCCTGCTCTAGTAGTTAGTGAAAGGTTCGGTGGAACGATTTCTATATCAGTTCCTCTAAATGTTGCAATATCTTTTAACAAAAATATAGTTGCAGTATAACTTACCCCACCCGTAGCATCTGCTTCTTTTACTCTAACACTATGAGCCCCATCGGGATTTACCGTGATTGCATCAATTGAAGCGAGTTGTGAAGATAAATCTATGAGTGTATCTCCTGCCTCATAACTTCCTGTTATTATTAGTCTATCTCCGAACACTGTTGGTCTTGGGTCTATTGTTACTGCCATTATTCTTCACTTCCTGTTATTTCCGTATTTTCTTTTTCATTTAAAACTTCCTCAACTACTGTTGGGTTAAGATGAGATTGAACTAGGTCTAAAGCCGCAGTCTTAGTTATATAACTTCCACTTGTTTTTACACCATTGTCTTTTAGCCATTTTAGAATGTCTTTCCTCGCCCATGCTACATCCGGTATACCGTCATCTTTCAAATCAACAGTTTTAGGTTCGTAGCCTTCGATGAGGAAATCCTTACCTAATGTATGAGCATATTTTTCTACCCACTCTTGACTCACTTCTACAGGTTTACCCCTAACCCAAACTCCTTTAGAGTCTGTTCTGCGGGATTCGTAAAAAACCCCTTTATAGGTTACAGTAGGCACTTAGCCCACCTCACATTAGTAGAACGGTTAAGTCACTGTCTGCGGCGGCGTTGGATGGTGTTAGGTTAATCTTTAGAGGATTTAAAGCATCAATTGTACCAACAATTGTGTGTGCTACTCTATCATTTCTACCTAGTATTGCAACAACCTTACTTACAGGTGTTCCGTCTTGACCTTCTGCGGATGTGGTATCAGTAGAGAAAATAATGTTACCAAGTGAAGCGGCTTTTGCTTGAACTCTCACTGTAACCATTCTCATTGAGCCACCGGCGTTGTTGAGAGCGTTATTATTGGTAGCGGTAAAACCTGTTAGGCTACCGGGGTATACATTACCCGGAGTACCATCACCTGCCGCACCGTCAAGCCATCGAGTTTCATCAACTAGAGAACCTGTTCTCATGTCTAAGTCAAGTAGAATATCTACATTGTCTATTCCTGTGTTATCTGCTGTTACTGTTAATCCTTTCTTTGTATCTGTTAATGCCATATTTAATCATCTCCTAAAATATCTTCTCCATTATACCTCACTGTAGGTCACGAATCGAACCATGACCTCCAAAGAAAGTTGTCCAAATCTCCCCCATTGAGCGATACATACCCTCTTGTCCTAGACGGTTAATGGCGAATGGGTCACCGGTTTCGATACCGGATTCAAAATATTGAGTTGGTATAGCAGTTGAGAAGTAAATGTAATCAGTATCTAAGAAATACATACGGGAAATACCGTCTTTTGTAACATCTTTAGATGGAATGATTGGTACACCGTTGTAGGTCGCTACGATGAAACCGGCTTCAATACCCGGAACACCCTTAACACCGTTGTAGGTTGGTGTAACTCTCTTCTCTTCCATGAACCTTTGCTGGCTTTGTAGTAGTTGTTGTAATCTCATTAGAGTATCGTATCCTGTTAGGATAACCTTTGGATTACCACCACGAACCCAAATCTGTTGGAATAGTGTGTCTAAGTGGTCTAGTGAAAGAGTCCTTCTGTTAGCCGCATCTGCGTCGCTACCACAGTTTACTTCTGCGTTTGACCATGAGTTTGCACTTCTGCTGATGCTGTAGATGTCAAGGTCAGTTGGACCACAATGGTCTGCCGGGTTGCCACCTGTTTCCAAAGAGGTTAGTCCACCGCTTGCACCACCGTCATTTCCGGTGATTCTGTCTAGTGATTCAAAGTCGTTACCTGCTACTGTGTCACAGTCTTGAGTCATCATCTTGTTAATGTGTTCAGCGTGATGCTTACCCATTTCTTCTTTCAATACTGCACGAATGTCACCAAGTCCATCATCTTTGTCAGCCAAGAACATAGCAGTTTCGCTCATGTCGAATGTGTGAACAACTGTCTTTGGTTTTGCGGCTATGTGCTGGAACTGTGGTTTGGTTGTGTCCGGTAGAGTAGCGTTTTCTGCTACACCGCCACCCTTATCGAATGATGGTCTGTCGGTAATAACTCTCCAACCGCTTCTTTCCCACGGCCTCTTAGGTAGTATCGAAAATGCGTTAAACTCTTGGTTCAACTGTGACCAAACTTTTCTACCGTAGATTGCTTGGTATGTTCCTGCTGTTGTGCTTAGCATTGGTGCGTCAGCCTTCAACAACTCACTACCGGAGTAGGAATAGCCCATAGCGTTACCTGCACCGTAGAAGTATCTTTCCATGTCTGTTATATTTCGTATGTAATCTCTTGCCATATTTTTCATCTCCTAATTTCTAATTTATTATCCTCAAGCACCCCTGTATACACTGTTTGCTAGTGTGTGTACCTCATCCCAAGACATATTACTTAGGTCTTGAGTAGATGGGATTGTAACATTTGTTGATAGGTCAGCCTTTGCAATTGTTGTTCCTTCTGTAGTTAGGTTGTCAATTCTTTCGGATAGGTTTGAAATAGCCTTCATAACTTCACTAATTGGTTCACGAGCGTCAAATTNNGCNTTTTCTGCTTCGGANTTNGCNANTGCTTGTTCNTTAGCNAATCTTGAAGCAAAGTGTCCTTCTAGGTCACCACGGAATTGTTGTTCCATAGCCGCCGCTTTGTAGACTTCATAAGCCGCCTCAATATCGGATGCTGAAACATTCGATGGGTGAATGTATGATTTTGCTAGTTCAGCCGCACCCATAGCCCCTGCTGGCTCTTTTCCACCGCTTTGACTTACTGCGCTGATAGCACCAGTTGATGGGCTACCGGAAACTTGTCCTCGGCCTCTAACTTGACCGCCGAAGTAATCTGCCCCGTCTACTGTATCCGGGTTGTCGAATCCACCAAGTTGTGCTTTCTCAAGAGCATCAAAGTGCGCTCTTGCTGAATGAGTATCTACACCTGCGGATTTTAGAGTATCTTCCATCCAATTTAGATATTCGGCACTGATAACATCACTATATTCATCACCTTTCATATATTTCATTTTGTCATCATCCTTATCTTTCTTTTCATCTTTCTTTTCATCTTCGGCCTTCATCTTATCATCCTTTTTGTCTTTCTTGTCATCCATCATTTTGTCGTCGGAATCATCTTTTTTCTTTTCCTTGATATGCTCTCGAAGTTGAGGTGGTATCTCACCTTTTTCCATAGCGTCAAGTCTTGCTTCTAGCCTGTTCATTACTGCGTTTAGGTCACTGTCTATATCTGTCATTTTACTCACATCTTCCTTTAAAATTCTAAATTGTGCTTCCGGGTTAATCCCTTTTTCACAAATTGTAATTTCATGGAGTTCCATTTTACTTATTTCTTGGTATTCTCCGTGTTCACCATCAGCCTTTCTAACACGCTTGAAAGCCTGTCCACCAATGGAGAATCCCTGCAAGTTACCCTTGCGTATTTCTGCGGCTACTTCACGAGCCTTTTCTATATCATTTCGTAGTTTACAAACTACAAACATTCCTGTGTCGTCTACTTCGGACTTCCACATTCTACCGTTGGAGTCTACATAGTTATCTATAACTTCTCCAACTTGTATATTAGAGTGAGCCAACTGAACATTTCGGTATCGGTCACTCTTCATAAAACCATCAAATGCATCTTTCAATGCACCACGAGTAATTAAATCTCCTTGCTTATCAACAAGTTCTACAGATGCATAACCTGCAACGACTAAATCACTGCCACTCTTTAGGACTTTCAATCCCGCAGATGGTCGCTGTATAGTTAGCATCAGTTGGAAGAAGTTACTGTCATCCTATTTATATTGAACTGATACTTTATGTCTAAAAGAAATCAGTCCACTTTATTGAAATCGGACAACTGCGAAGTATTATTGCTCACTTCAATATGTTTTATTGGTTTTTTGCCCTTTTCATTCTTTTTAGGCTGAATTTCTTTTTCATCACTTCGCTTTCTACCATCGTAATCCGGCATAGCCTCTTCATTTGCTAAACGAGTTGGGCCGCTTGGTGATTCTACAGGAGTAGCCATATCTATCCCTAATCCCTTTGGTCCTGTCCATGTAGTGCGTTCTTTGTGTAATTGGTCTAAAGCACGAGATATTATCTCTAGGGCTTTTTTAGTAGTTGGTTTGAGTAATCGGTTATCGTCATCTGCATCTAGGATACCTGCTGATTGTTTATCTTGGCGTTTACGACTTGGAGGTTTTTCATCTAATACATCTCTTTTCACTATATGTCCGTCAAAAATAAGCGGTGCAACAGCACTCCAATAAGGATACATACTTTCTGCTAATGTAATAGGGTAATTTGATTTAACCATACCACTCAAAGAAGTAGAAGGATTTTCCAAATACCACAAGTTACCATAACTTACAACATCGTATTCTACAGTATCTACATCTTTTAATATAACTTTTAATTTATTATTGTCATATTCAATATCATGTGGAACTAAAATAGGACTTAAAGATTTAGTGAGTATATCTAATGATTCTGCACTAGCCGCCCCTTCACCATCACCTTCACCTATGATTTGTTTCATTTGCACATTGAATATATCCCTACCACCACGAGTTTTCTTAGTTACTCCTGTAATAGATACTCTAACAACATCACCTACTTTGTATGAATTAGTTTGATTATGTAATGTCCCTATGTCCATATATTCATGTCCGTTTATTTCTACTGCTCTATTACCTAATTTAGAACCGTCTAATATTGGACCTGCACCTAATCTATAACTATATGATTTAGAACCTTTAACATCTAAAACAATAAAATTGTAATCTTTAGATTCTCTTAATAACATCCACTTTGGATGTCGCCTTTCACCTTTCATGTATGTGGACTTACCATCTCTTAACAAAAGTATCTCATGTTCTTTTTGTAAATTAGAAACTGTTTCTTCTAAACCTTCTTCATCTGTCATTTTAGTGTCGTGAGGACCGGGTATGATTATATTTTCATGACTATCGAATTGACTTCTTAACAACTTCATTCTTTCAAACATAGTCATATCACTAACATTGTTAGCATCATAATTTAGAATATCTATTATGTTCAGTTCATCTTCGCCTAGTATTCCATCTATAACATAATCTCTTTTATTTAACTTTGAAAGATTTTCTTTGAAAGATTTTTTCAGTCCGACTTTTTTACCATCTTCATCGTATGTGGTAATTGTTCCATCTTCGCTTACTATGATTACTCTCTTACCATCATACCATTTACTTACAACCCAAGAACCACTAAATCCTCTTAGATGGTGTAAATCACTTACTTCAAAAATACGGTGCATTGGTCTAATAGGAGGTGACCACTTTACATCATCATTTTTCATTAGTAATATATCGGGATTAAGTAGTGATGTAATATATGTAGAAACTTCACTCATAGCAATAGTTGAAGGGTCATCCGATGGGGATAAGTATGTATCCATATTTACTCCTTGGTGTGCCGAAAGAGTAGTTTGCGGTGGTGGTAGATTTGGTAACACCTGTTGAATAGTTTCTTTTCCAAACAATGTATTCAATGCTTCCTCACTTACTCTTGGATAAAAACCCGGTTGAGTATATTCTCCGACTATCGGCTCACCTTCTAAATTAGTTTCTATACCAAATGACGGTTCTGCTATAAATCCCTCATGAATATCTCCTATACCGAATATATTGTAAATAGACGCATTAGTAGGATTTATTTTACCTATTTTAGAATGTGTGCCTAAACCGGCTCTAGCAACTGTTTCAGTTGTAGGTGCTTCAAATGCACTTTCTATTATACCACCTTTTTCATCCATCAATTTTCTTTCATCTAACACAATCAAAGAATCTAAATTATTTCTAGTAGTAGCGGTGACTTTCTTAACCCCTTTACCCATATCTTTTGCACCATGAGCATCAAAATCTCTAGCATGGAAAAATTCTAGTCCACTATTTTGCATTGATTGACCAAAATGTTTTGTGCTAAGAACATGATTTAATGATTGAGATAAAGCGTGTATAGGATTTGCTTTCCAATTTTCATTTTCTTTTCTTGCCCTTCTTTGTGCAATAGATATTGCGTTATGGATATTTGAATTATGTAAATCGTAATGAAATTTGTCATTACTGTTTAAATCAGCATACTCGGCATTTACAATATCATCATTAGGAGTATGTAAATGAGATATATCGGCATTTCCTATTTTTGATAATGCGCCACTTGTAAGAAAATTACCTACTGTTGAAACAAACAACGGTTGCTGTCTTAAAGAAGATTCATTAATAATATTACCAACATGTTCTTTCATAGCCGGAGTTTTTTCTAAGTTTAACATATTGATTACTTCATCAACTGACATGTTACCGTCTATTTCTGCACCGTTTTCTAATAGATGATTAGCAATCGTAGAGTGTTCATTAATTTCTTTTGGTTTTTGACTAACTACATTGTAGTCTATTCCATAAGTTATAGGAGATAAATCATGGTTGTCAGTTGCTAAAATATGTCTTTGTGTATCAGCCAACAACTTTTGCACATTATGTATAAATTGTACGGGATTACTGGTATCAAAAGCATCGGGTTGTTGTTCAAGCACTAATGGCATTATAACATTTTTAGCATAATCAACAATCGTATCATGATGAGATTGTAACATTTCTAAGTATTGATTAGCATTAATTTTCCAATGTGATGTAGGTTTATCTTTTTGTTTTGTGGACAATTGAACTTGATTTAATTGAGTTACAGCATCTTGTAAATCTTCTCTTAAAGTCATTACTTGTTCTTGTGATAAATCGGGATTCATCATCATTTGATTTATTGAATCAATAGTTTCTCTAATTCTATTTTCTTTTTCAGTGGAGAGATTATCACCGCCAAATCTTAGGATTGACTGAATAGTATCAGTAGATGTTGTTTTAGGTTGATATTTCTTTTTCGGACCATCTAATTTTCTTTGATGTAGTTTGGATGTTATACTTTGTAACTTAGACCTAGCCTCACTTAAATTAACTTTATCATTAACAGCAAAACCATGGTTGTTCATATAATAGTCATGTACAATTTTATAATTTTCATCGTTTTTATCAACAGACAAGTTTTCTATAAAATCGTTAATTTTTCTACTATCTGTTGTATTAAGTATTTTGCTAACTGCATTTACTAATCTAACTATTGGATAATCACCTGTTTCTATAGTATCTTTGACATTACTATAAGTGGTAGGTTTTGAATCCCAACCCACATAGTCTTTAAATTCTTGAAGNCCAAGACCTGCTGATAATGTTAAGTCACCTGTTAAAAAATCTTTAAGTTGCCCTATAGCCTTTTTTGGTGGNGTAAATGGGTGGCCGACTCTATTCAAAAATGTATTATGTAATTGTGCTTTAACTGCCCTTTCGTGTAATCTACTATCACTAGGATATGTCCCATACATAGATGTAGATTTAGGCATGATAGTGGGATTAGTAGATGTGTGTGGTTCTAAATGTTGATTATGTGAACCTAGTTGCTCTTTAAATGCAGGAGTTGCTGTTCTTATAGCGTATTCATACATTGGATTAATCGCTGATTTATGCTCGGTATAATTATTTTTTTCAGTTCGATTAGAAGATTTACCTGTTCCAAAAGGAGAAAATATATTTTGCAAAGGCATTTTTTCGGGAATATAATCAAATTTATACTTAGTACTATCAAAAGTACCTATTGGTGGTGCAAACAATGGACCAAAATGCATTCCTAAAATAGTGTTATCTTGGTTTGGCATCCAAAATTGATATTGGCTTGGGTCTGTTTGAAACATAATAGAACTGTCTTTGTCATGCGACATAGAGTGTAAGAATTCAATCCATGTAGCAGGTGATACATTCATACCCGGTGTATTAGCATACAAAGAAGAATAAAATTTACCCGGACCGTATGTATATCCATCGGGGTGAGTTTCCCAAAATTCTTGTTTTTCCTCATCGGGATGAGGACCATGTGGTGATTTTAAAAACGCTAAATCATTTACCATCTCTTTTGCTAATTGTTGTATTGTTCCGTTGCGTTGTGCATTTTCTTGCGTTTTTTCTAGCGTTGGTAAATCAACTATCGGACCTTCCATTTTACCATGTATAGGGTGGTCAGCAATCAGTTGTTTTGTGTTGGGGTCAAATCCTGCTAAGAAAAGTAAATCTTCCATAGAGAGTCTTTTATGTTTAGACGCTCTTTTCAAATCTTGATAATTATATTTATCTTTAGGTTTTGTTTTATGGATTTCAAGTGACGGTAACACTTGTAAAGGTTCTTTATCATCAACGGCATACTTTTCATTAATTTCACTTAATATATAATCAGCAATAGGGTAGTCTAACATATCATTTTGATTATGGACAAATTCTCCTAAAGCACTTCTAATAAATCTATTTTCACCTTGAGAATAATCATCTTCATTAGATTGATTTCGATAATGAGCGTTGCGACCAAAATTTTGATTTGACCTAAGCATGAAGTTCATTTCGGGTGTTCTTCTAAGTAAATTATTTACTGCTATTCTAGCAGTAGGTATTTTTTCACCATTAGGTAATGTAAGTGTTGATTTATTATCTATACCTTCGTGTAACTGTTCTTCAATAGAATCTCTTTCTTCGGGTGTAAACCATTCAAGACCATACATGAAACCGTCTAAACCTAGTTCTCCTTCTTTACTTGTCCACTCCTTTACTTTATCATCAAAGTGACTATGACGCATTTCACTTTCTAACTCTTTCCCTTTCAAACCTCTACTTTGGAGTTCTGTTTCTAAATCTGCATTTTGCTTTTTCCATCTTCTGTAATCTCTTTCGTATAGATGGTGTTGATGTTGCGCCGCAGTTCCCGCTATGTTAATATCTCCAAGAATCGGTATAGTTTTAGAACCTACTTTTATACCGGTAACTAAAGGGCTATTTTTTTCTGTCATAGTTTTGAACCACTTTTTCTCCATTTCCATTTCTTGTGTGCTTGCACCACCCAACGCAAATGACCTAAGCAGTTCTAACATATTGGGTAGACCGGTTGCGTGATTTATTTGTCTTAATGGATGATTCATTTCATGATAGGGAAAATGAGAGTCTGTGTAAGATGACTTTACATCTGCTCTATAAGTAGGAAATATCGAGTGACCTCTACCTTCTCTACGAATCATACCGTCAGCCCAAACATGATTTGTTGGCTCACCAAATGTAGGTCTACTTGCTAATAGATAACCTACTCCTTCCCGTCGAACTGGTGTANGAGTAAAGGGGAGTCTACCCTCATCTTTTGCAGTATCTTTTATTATTATTTCAGCAGTATCTTTAAGATTTAAAGAAAATAAATCGTTAGGTGATTTTTCTAATGATTCCCACGCCATAATGTATTCTGCGGCACTTCGGGATAAATCAAAACCATCGTAAAGAGATATTAGAAATTCATTTTTACGAATGTTAAAATCATCTATCATTATTTCACCGCCTATGATAGCGGTTCAAATAGAGGACATGCGTGTATGTCCATACCTCGATGTAATTTACAACCCGATACATTTGTGCCGCCACACTTACCACATATTACAGGCATTCCTGCTTCTCCTGCTTCTCTAAGTTTAGAGTCTATGTTCGCTTTTCTAACGGCTACGGGTTTCACCAAATCACCTCAATCGAACTTTTCTTCTCTAACTACTCCTGTATCTGAATGTGGGTTTTGTCTTGATGATAACCTTGCCATATCTATCTTAGAATCTAACTTTTTTCTTTTTGGTTTTCCATCTTCGGTAATTATAGTTCTACCGTTAGTAGTAAAATAACCACTCTTAGTTTGTCCACCCGATTCTGCTACAAAGTGAGGATTGATGTCAGTGATTTTTTCGGGTGCAAATCCGGGTTGGGCTTTAGCCATTTTGCCTCCACAACCCATCTTCATACAACCACCTTTGTCTACAATATCACATCCGCAACNCGGACACTTTTCTTTACCTTTCTTTTTCTCGTCTTTGTCACCCTTTCCATCTGCGGCAAAGTGAGGAACTTTTTTACCCTCATGTTCTACCATTTCTAATTCTCCTTTTTGGGTCATACCCATTCCCCTATCTTCACCTGTGCCGGGAAGAGGTAATTCACCGGGTTCACGGAAACCCTGACGAGGTGTTCTCATACTTTCCATTTTGCCCCTTTTAGATGTTCGAGGCGTACCTGCTGACATCGGTAGAGTCATTTCTTTCTCTATTCTATCTAATCTATCGTTCATTAGTTTTGCTTTTTCTAACATAACTGTAGTTTCGTAACTCATTTTCTCGAATCTTGGCTTCACTGTATCACATCCGTTTTCTTCGCTTGATTTGCTAACTCATGAATTTCTTCCCAATCCATATTGTGAAATTCTTCATTAGTTTGTGGAATTGCAGAGTTTATTCCCTTTAGAATAGAATCGTTGTTTATGTCGTTTCTAAACGGGTCATCTTGAACATCCTCTACAAATGGAGTGGTGCTTTTCACCATACCCATTTTTTTGAAGAGTTTTTGTGGATTGTTAATAATACTTTTAAGACGCTCATTTTCTTGTTTGAGAATCTCAATATTAGAATCCATAGCCTCCATTTTAGTGATTAGTGCATTCACTAAAAGTTCGGACTTATCTTCTGTCATACTATGACCTCAATTTGAATATCGGCCAAATGTTCCAGCACTGCGACTAAAGTTAGATTTTCTAATTCCAGTGGTAATAGAGCCGGGAAGTCTTTGTCCTTGTATAGAGCCTGTTCTACCTCTACCTTCGGTAAATTTCATTACCGGAACTCCACCGGCATAAATATCATTGATTCCTTGAGCAGTTTCGGACTTTGCAATAAGTGTATTTAGGTCATCTGCAAGGAAGTCTGCTAATTTTTGAACTTCTGTCAAATGTTGTTTTGCTACTTCTGCATTATCGCCTTCAAGAGCAGTTAAAAATCCTTTTTGGGCTTGTTCGAGTTTNCTTGCCATTGGGTGCATTTTGATTAAATCCATCTTCATCCCTGCCTCTCTCATATACTACTAAGATAAAAGCGTTTCTTAAGCACCTCTAAATCTTCTAGCATTTTGAACAGCGTTTACATTCTGTTGTCCAANTGAAGGTGGTGGTCCTCTTTGTTGAACACTTGTTACCGGTGCGCCGCTTCCGGGTGAAGTTCTTCTTTCGGGTGCGGCAGGGCCACGATTGCGTATTCCTACACCTTGACCACCGGGTTGTGGAGGTGGCATTGGCATGTTACCCATCGGCATACCCGGAGGCATACCTCTCATCNTAGGTGCGCCCGGAGGCATACCACCCATCATACCCGGAGGCATACCACCCATCATACCCGGAGGCATTCTTCCTCCACCCGGTGGCATCATTGGTGGTGCGCCACCCGGAGGTGCTTGCTGTTCTTCGGGTTTAGGTTTACGATAAACAAACTTGATGTCACTACTTGTATCTCCACTAATTAACTCCGGCACAAAACCGAGTTGTGCCATTCTTTGTGCAACATTCAACTCTTGCTCATCACGGCGTAGTCTTGTAATTTCATCTTCTTCCTCATTTGGATATAATGTCAATTTCCAATCAAACACTCCCATTTGTTTTAGAATCTTAGGAAATAAAACATCAGTGTAAATTTTTTGTCCAAATTCAACTGCACGATTAGTAACAAGAATCTGTAGACCTTCGTTGTTAAGACCACCGGACTTACCATTGTCTACCATAAATATACTTGATACACCAAAATAAGCGGCAATACGATTTCTTATTTCATCACGAACAGCGATATACTGCATTTCTTCTAAAGTGTCCATGAATTTNACCCAATTCACACCACCTCTACCAGTGTTAGATTCTATACCAACTTTAGGAACATAGTGAGGGTCNCGTTCCATTTTTTCATCTACTGACTTCCAAAATGATTTCATTGATTCAAGATTGTCAGTTGTGACAGAAATTATACCTTTAGGCATTCTGCGCTTTTGATACGCAGTATACATGTAATTATCCATCGCTGTTAGAGTCATAGCCTGTCGCCACATGGTATTTACGGGAGAGCGACCATACAATTTGGATGGATTATATTTACTAACATGAAGAACTTCACCTTCAACAAAGTATTGAGTTTTACCGCTACCTGCCATGTTTACATAATGCACATCATGTAAATCACTGCCACAGATTTCACATTTATCATCTTCGGCATGAGTTTTAACTTGGTCACGATGAATCAAACAAGTCTTGTAACGACCACCTCTAACCCCTCTTTTATCAGCAACTATTCTCATAAATATAGGGTCACCTCTAATCATTTCTTTTACACGATAAAAGGCTACTTCTTTTGTTTCGGGGTCAATATAATACTCCTTAACAAATATCATGAATGCATCATCTACGATATTCAAATCNTTTTCTAACTCATGTAACACATGCAAAAATTGTTGTTCCATACTATTTTCNTGTTTAAGTAACCACTTAGCATAAACCAGTTCTTCTACATCCGGCTCTCTAACTTCACCACCACATGCTTCACAAACTTGAATGTCATGTTGATATTCTTCGTCACATTGAACACATTTCTTATGAAAACGCTTTTCCCAATAATATCCTCTTCTAAACATCTCTTGTCTTAGTTTAGAAAGAACCGTTCTAAGAATCAAACATTCTGTGCTTACTGCATACAGTGCCGGTATAGTGATACCCTGTGCCATGACAGGCTCTTGAATACCACTTGTCCAAAGCGGCATTGTGGGTGTTGGAGATGATTTACGCTTGAATGGTTTACTTAATGTCGAAAGAAACCGACTTATTCTACTTTCATCATCTGCCATTACAAACTCTCCGCATAACTACCTATTGTATCTGCATCCACGCCCCATTTACTCAAGAAACTATCGGCCTTCTTTTTGTCGTCTTTCCAATTATTAAATGTAACGACACGATACAACTCATCTTTCCTCATCTTGTCTTTCTCATCTACAAAGGATAAAACAGCCTTTGCTTGCAACGATTTCATTTTTAAATGTGGTAAAATACCCTTTAATAATTGTCTTAAATCATCTTTTGATGAGAATATAAGTCGGTGTTGGCTTCTTACACTGTTTTTGTGTATTCTTTGATTAAGAACCAAACGACCACAACCTAACGCTTTGTGTAACTCTTCACACTGCATACGACCTCTATCGCCTGTAGCGATAAATGTCGCTCTTGGTTCACCTCTTTCTGTTATGAATATACTTCCATCAGCATCAAGAAAACCTGCCGCATAAGCCCAAATATCTTTAATTATTAATCCGTGAGTATCTAATTTTACAAAGTCACCTCTACTGCTACTCTTGTAAATGTCTACCTCTTCGCCATACATTTTNAGTAACATACCTACTTTAGTCGGTGTTACTGATTTAGAAATGATACCTACACCTCTACGAACTAATTCTCTACTACTAAGTGGACCGGATTTAGTTAGTTCTTCGGATATAAAATTAAGAGTTGTTTTATCTGTTTTTGATATATTATCAATTTGATGTAAAGTATTAGACCACATTTTACGAGCGTCTTTTTTTAATTGTAAAGCATTAGCCCACTCTTTTTGGTCATCTATACCCCAATCTATTTTTTCATTTAAGATATTTAATACAGTCATAGACTTAAGATATAATTGACACGCTTTTTGTAAAGAAGATGAACGAGATTCGCCAAATTTACGAAGTGCCTTTAGACTTCTATCATTAAGTCCTATATTTTTTATCACATCTTCTAATCCCTCACTCCATGAAAGATTACCAATCGTGGCTTCTATCTCCATGGATTTTATCGTACGAATGTCATCAATGATTGCATCAATACTTTCACGATTACTTTTATCTAATCTACGCATTTTTCTACACATACGAATTATTGAATTAGCATCTTTACCGTATGTGCTTTCCAACCAACCATCACCATTGGGTGCAAAACTATACGACTTAATATCATCATTAGAAAACAAACTAGATGATTTTTCTACAGGCGCAGAATTAACTGTAAAGTCGGGATGTTGAGATAAATTAGATAACACGCTTTTGGTTAAGTCATCAGCAGGGTGTATATTTAGGTCATAGGTATCACCTAACAAAGCACTACCCCACATATTGACCACCAAATTGACCTATCTATTTAATGTATTCCATGCGTCATCGAATGCTTTTTTCTTNTCATCTTTTGGCTCTTTCATACCTTTAGGTGGCTTACCACCAATAGCGATGACCATTACAACGCCTTTCTTTTTCTTCTTATCATCCATTTTATTCATCTCCTTTGTTTTCTTTTTCTGTTGCTCTATGAATCTACGGTATATACCTGCTTCTTGTTTTTTACCCATTTCTCTTGCTCTTTGTTCCATAGCAATAGCGGCTTGGGTTTTGTGAGCATGAGTTCTACTACTGTTTTTGATTTTGCTAACTGACTGTCTTGCTTTTTGAGGATTTTTAAATCCTAAATTATGTATNGTTCCNTTTGGGTTTTCATCAGTATACAAGTCGGAATGCTTCTTTGAACCCGCAGGTTGTCCTTTTTTACGAGGTATACGNGGTGCTTTTACAATTGTAGGCTTACCGCCAACTCCTTGTTTTTTGGCTCGCTTTCTTTTTGTAGCGGCTCGCTTTTGTCCTTCGGACATTGAGCCGGAAGTCTTTGGAGTTTTACTTGATACTTTTACACTTGGTCTACACTTTGGATAACCCTTGCTTGAAGTCTTGGCTTTTGACCTACCACAAGGAGGGTGAGAACCATCTTTATTTTTACGACTAACATCAACCCACTTTTCTTTGAACCATCGGTTCAAGTTCTTGCGGATTAATACTTTAGTCATTCTTCTCCCGCCCAAGCGTCACATACATGGTCTGCACGACAAATAAAATCATACCATTCACAATAACCCGTCATNGGGTCATCAGTTTTTGAAGAATCCCATGCTTTACAATTACCACATTTTTTAGAGCCTGTGGCCTTCCTGTAGTTAGGTGCATCTTCTTTTCCTTTGAGAAAAGACCAAGCCTTAACCATAGAAACATGATTCATTTCTTCTTCCCCTTTTTCCTAAACTTTCCACGACAATATTGGACAGCCCATCCGTTAGCATAGGCTGACGGATAAACTTTGAATTTACGCTTTGCCGCCGCTTTACCTTCGGGGCATAGTTTCTTTTCTAAAAAATCAAACGCACTATCCATTCCAATACAATGTCCACAATCACAATTCACGGTATCACCCAATCATTTTTTCCATAGTTTCTGTGTGGTTTCCCTGTTATCCACTCATCAAAGCCCGGTAGCACATCATCAAGAAGCACCACTGAACCTTTGAATTCTTTTGTTCCCCAATTAGCCAAAGCCAAAGCCATAGCCAAGTCATCATGAGTTCCTACAGATTCTAGTTTGCCATTCTTTTGCATACCAAATCTGTTTAACTCGGATTCTAACTTATGCGTAAATTCACGACTTCGTTCATCACCGTATGGAGTTTTTATTTGTCCTTGCTCAAACGCCATNAGAAGTGACATAAACATACTCTCCTTTCTTTGGCGTGTTGTCATAAATGTGCGAATAGGTATATCGCCCCTCATATCTTGAAGTTCAGCCGCAAACATACGCTGNAAGTTGTTACCTTCAAGTTCAATTAAATCGGGTTGAAANCTGTTATTTAACAGTAAAATTTGTTTTTTCTGTGCCGCACCACCAAGACCCTTTTCGTGAACTATACCAACAATCTCTTTGATATTCTCACCCGGTGGTGTTCTTAATACTAACATAGCAGTAAAGTCAGCATTCTTATCCGAAGCAATCGCTGTATCCCATCCAATGAAGTGNTGTCCAAAGACACCTGCCGGATTACCCTCTTCATCGTATTCGGTATCTGCTCTATCAAGAAGCACTAACTCTTTATCACGAGCCGCCTCAAGTATAGTAGCAGGGAACATACTGGCTACATCGTGAATAGGTTCACACAGATANTCACGGCTAAATTGNATNGCNGGCATTGATAATCTCCTTTGTTCAAGAGCCTCAAGATTCCATCTTTCCGGCCAAAGGGCTACACCCTCGGTATTGATTGCAGGATATGTTTCTACTTGGAATGTTTCTTTTTCTTCAAGTTCNGCGTATAAGTCATTNTAACTAAACGGAGTTCCTACCATCATCAATCGTGCTGTGTGGTGCAGAACTGGAAGTAATACACCATAGAACCAATCGGCGGCTCTTTGTAACTCTCCACCAGTAGTTCCCCAAAGAATGTCATCACATACTACAACATCCGGGTGGAAACCACGAGTAGCACCACCAACCGACTTAGCCATAATACGACTACCGTTGGTGAACTCGAAGTATGATTTAGCCCATGGTCTACCTTGGTCGGGNTTCAAACCTCTTAGAATATCAGCACTTTCTATATTATTACGAATAAATCTCATGTGTTCAAGTGTCTGTTCTAATGANTGTGAAAATATCATGATGTGTGTGCCGGGATTGAAAGCGGCTATCCATAGAGCATACGACATAAACAAAGTGGANTTACCGTGGTCACGACTTGCTTTAACACAATAATAGCGGTTTTCNTTCAATCCTTTATCCCACATCTCATGATGATGACTGTAATGAAAACCAAGTATATCTGTAAAAAAGAACTTAAATGACTTTTCAGCCATCTTTCTATCCATATCTAGGATAAACTGTTCCATGTTATCACTCATAATATCATCTCAATTTTAGTAAAGTATATGCGGCAAATGTTCCTATTTGGTGAGG